TACAAACCATACATAACCTTACAAAATTTACACATTGACACTACTCCCCTAAACTGTTATAATCATGAAATAACACCTAACATAATAAAAATGACACTACCTGTTCACACCCCCGGCGAAAGCATCACAATCGCCCCCGAACACCTAGAGGTTGCTAATAGCTATCTTCAAACCCAGGACTCGGTAAAAACCGCTAACGATTTAGGAATAGATCTGGAATTAGTGGTCTCCATTTTAGCAAAACGTGATGTAAGATCATACATCAACTCAGTATTCTTCGATCTAGGTTTCAATAACCGAGGTAAAATGCGCGCGGCCATGGATGCTATTCTGCGTAAGAAATTTCAGGAAATGGAAGAATCAGATACAGGGTCCACGAAAGACATTGCAGATTTAATGGCTTTGAGCCATAAGATGACTATGGAACAACTAGAGATGGAACGCAAAATCGAAGAGGCTAAAAATTCTAATGGTCTTAAATCTCAGGTTAACGTACAAATCAACGAAACTGGTGGTGGTAATTACAACTCACTAATTGAGAGATTGATTGAGGCTAATAAGTAATGTTAAAAATCTCTAGAGAAGATATTCACGGCGATTATTTAATAAAGTATCCAGCCGATAAACGATTTATTAAGTTACCAATTGAAGCATATCTGAAGCTATTACCGGCGGTTGATGCCGATACTGGGCTAGCGTCTACAGCTTGGGAACAGACTAATAAGCCCCAGTTTGCTCTAATTAATGCAGTTAATTCTCCTGCGTATAGATTTATCTGCGCTGCGCTAAGTCGTCGACTTGGAAAAACTTATATTGCAAATATCGTAGGTCAACTAGTTACACTAGTACCTGGATCAAACGTACTTATTATTAGCCCTAACTATAGCCTTAGTTCGATCAGTTTTGAACTACAGCGCAAATTGATCAAACAGTTCGATTTAGAGGTAACTAGGGACAACTTGAAAGATAAGATCATTGAGTTATCTAATGGATCCACTATTAGAATGGGGGCTATGTCGACTGTTGATTCATCAGTTGGACGTTCTTACGATTTGATTATTATTGATGAAGCTGCGCTGTCCGAGGGTGGTGAAGCGGCTTTTAACGTAGCTTTGCGCCCTACACTAGATAAACCAGGAGCTAAAGCGATCTTTATTTCTACACCTCGTGGTAAGAAGAACTGGTTTAATAAGTTCTTTATGCGTGGGTTTAGTAGTGAGTATAAAGAATGGATTTCTATTCAAGCTGACTATCATGAGAATCCTAGAATGAAGGAGTCTGATGTAGCGGAAGCTAGACGTAGTATGTCTAAAGCTGAGTTTGAGCAGGAATACATGGCTTCATTTACTCAGTTCGAAGGACAGATTTATACGTTTAATTCTGTTTGTGTTACTGAGTATGAATACTTTAAAGAAGATGAAGTATTTGCTGGACTTGACCCTGGCTACAAAGATGCGACGGCTTTATGTATTATGGTATATAGACCCTCAACTGGTACGTACCATATAATTGATGAGTACTTAGAAGCTGGACTGACTACTGCACAACACGCTAATGCGTGGAGAGGGTTGATTGAGAAGCACGGGCTTGACTTAATATTTATTGACTCGGCTGCTGCTCAGTTTGCTTCAGACTTAGCGTATATTTATGATATTGCTACGACTAGAGCTAAGAAGGATGTTCTACCTGGTATTGCGTTTGTGCAATCACTAGTTGAACAGAATCGTTTATTTGTGGCACCACACTGTACTAATGTACTCGATATGTTAGACCAGTACAGGTGGTCACAGAAAGAGAACTTGATTAACGAAAAGCCTGAGCATGATGAGTTTAGTCACATGGCTGATGCTATGCGTTATGCTCTTTATAGTTTTACTGCATAAAATAGTGAACTACGAAACGACCTTCATCTAACATAGCAGTACCTAGGTACGCTGCGGTTATGTCTACTTCTTGTCCGGTTAAAACTGGTACGATAGTAACTTCCTTATCAAGGAAGCTAGTATCAGACTTTACATAAAGTACGGCAATATTATTTTGTACTTCTACACCTAGATAGCCTGCGTAGCCAGGGATCCTAATAGTTTCTTGACTACACTGAACTGTTAGTTTATATTTTAGTATCTGTTGCATGTAACTTCTCCTGGACGAAATGGTGTCATAGGGGAAATATTGGTGGAATAGGCTGATTGACTAGTTTGATACGTAGTAACTCTAACTCCAATTCTAGTCTACGTACTGTGTCTTCTAGAGCGGCTACTCTATTGGCTAATTCTGACATTTAGTGATTCTCCTTTTAAAATATAATTTTACCCGATTTAGGGTCGGGATGCAATATAGAAATTTTAGTGGTTACTTGTTGAAAAAATTTGAACCTTGACTTCTGTATGCCTGCATGATATAATATGAGCAATGTGGAAATGTGTATATAAAAAATGGCTAAAAATACCGGAATGAACCGAATCCCTGTTAAATGGATTCGAGACAGGGCGAAATCAGCTTACGATAAGCAGGATCACTGCTATATCTGTAATACAGATCAAGACCTTGAATTACACCATACCCACAGTATAACTCTACTACTAGAGAGATGGGTTGCGGTCAAAAAATACGATATCAGTACTGACGAAGGCATTTTAGCAGTCCGTGATGAGTTTATTGATGAACACCGAAAAGAAATTTATAATGACGTTTATACACTTTGCAATAAACATCACGTAAAGCTTCACGGTATTTATGGTAAATCACCAGCACTAGGATCTGCCCCTAAACAAGAGCGTTGGATCGAACTTCAGAAAGCTAAGTATGAAGGTGGCGAAATAGTAGATGTAGTAGAAAAACGACCGGAATTGTCTTTCTTTAGTGCCTTCACGTAAAGGAAGAAAATGTGGTATAAACCAAATACATGGGAGTGGGTACAGAAACTGAACCCTGCTCAACAGAGAATATCTGAACAAGAGGGTGCTACAATCTACACCCAAGCGAATGAGGTTCCATATAAGAACGCATTCGATAAACTAGAGAGCGTTAACCGTGGTACTAATATGATAGTATCAGGCTGCTCTAGTTTAGATTTTGACATTAAAGATAAGTTAATAGATGGCACAGTTTCAGGTGTTAGACAAAAAAGTCTACATAACCTACTTAACTTCAGACCAAACCCGTATCAGTCAGTACAAGAATTTAGAAAAAATATATTTACAGACTTCATCCTAGAAGGTAATGTATTTTTATATTATGATGGTGTATTCCTATACCATCTACCTGCAAGTTCGGTAACTATCTTAACTGATCCTAAGACGTTTGTTAAAGGATATAAGTATATAGATACTGAATTTAAGCCGGATGAAATTATTCACTTTAAAGATTTAAATTCCACTAGTATCTATAGAGGTGCTAGTAGGTTGATCTCAGCAGAACGTAGTATATCTATATTATATAAGATGCAGACCTTCCAGGGTCAGTTCTTTGATAATAACGCAGTACCTGGTCTAGTGTTTACAACAGATAATACACTAAGCCAGATTGCCAAAGAGAAAACTATACAGTTATGGGCACAGAAGTATAACCCAAAAAATGGTGCCCGTAAGCCAATGATCTTGGATTCTGGACTTAAACCATCTGCTGTATTCAATACAAACTTTAAAGAAATGGATTTCGATATAAGCATCGAGACCCACGATACAAAGATATTAAAAGCACTAGGTGTACCACCAATCTTATTAGATGGTGGCAATAATGCTAATATCAGCCCAAATTTAAGACTATTCTACTTAGAAACAGTTTTACCAATCGTTCGATCATTCACTTCAGCAATGGAGAGGTACTTCGGATACGATATAGAGGCCATTACAAGCAACGTTTCAGCACTACAACCAGAATTGAAGGATGTAGCAGCATATCACTCCACACTAGTAAACGCAGGTATCTTATCTGCTAATGAAGCTAGAATTGAGCTAAGATATGAACCAAAGACTGGTAATGATGATCTACGAATTCCAGCTAATATAGCTGGGTCGGCAGGCGATCCCTCGCAAGGCGGAGCCCCTAAGAAACCAAAGCCTGCGGCAAGTAATTAAGGAGTTACATGAAACCAAAAGATAAAATCTTGCATTTAGATAATATCTTTATTAAGGAACTACCTTCAGCTGATGAAAAGATTGATTCTATCTACATTAATGGGTACGCAAGTACCAATAGTGCAGATAGGGCCGGAGACGTAATACCAGCCTCTGTATGGGAAGCTGGTATGAAGAATTACCTAAAGAATCCAGTAATTCTAGCGTACCATGACCACGATGACCCTGTAGGTCGTATGACCGAACATAAGGTTGACGAAAAAGGTTTGTGGATTAAGGCCAGAATCTCTGCCGCAGCAGAAGTGTTTAACTTAGTTAAAGATGAGGTACTAACCGCATTCAGTGTGAGCTTCCGAGTTCTTGATGCAACGTACGATTCCGTAACCGAACTGTTTGTAATTAAAGAACTAGAACTATTAGAAATATCTGTAGTTTCAGTACCTTGCAATCAGGACACTTTATTTAGTTTGGCTAAGTCTTTTGATTCGGCTGACGATTACAATAACTTTAAAAAGCAGTTTGTCGCAAATAGTAACCCAGCTAAAGGGCTAGAAGCTATTGATGCAGCAGGCAGCACACTAACCAAAAAGGAAGTCAATATGACAGAACAAGAAATCAAGGCTATGGTAGAGGCAGCCGCTAAAGAAGCATCCGAAAAAGCTTTTGCAGCAGCAGCAGCACAACGTGCAGCTGACGAAGCAGCTAAGCAAAAAGCAGCTGACGAAGCCGCTGCTTTAGATAAGAAGATTAAGGATGCTGTAGCTAGCATTCAAACTGGCCCAAGCGGTGCAGAAAAGCTATTATCTGATATCGAGAGGCGTTTCGAAGAGCAGACAACTGCTTCTAAGAACATTCTAGATGGTCTACAAGCATCTATCACTGAAAAGGCTAAGGAATTAGAAGCTATTCAAAAGAGCAAGATGAATTTTGCTGAAGGCCGTGACGCTACTGGCGTAACATATGCCGAAAAGGAAAAGGCAATCTTCCTAGCTAAGATGGCAGGTAAGTCTCTAGAAGATACTAAGTTTGGTCGCGAGATCCTAGCTAAGGCTGGTTCTGGTACACCATCGGGTGGTCACCTACCATTCGCACAGCCATGGGAATTAGAAGTTTCCCTAAATATGGAAAACGAAGTACGCCGTCGTTTAGTAGTAGCTCCTCTACTACGTAACATCAGCATGCAAACCAACGTTATGACCATGCCTGTAAACCCAGAAGCAGGTCTAGCAACATGGGTAACTAACGCCCAGTTCGGTACTACCGCTTCTACTGGTGCAGCACAAACCCACGCACTAACTGAAATCACCCTAAATTCATATAAGCTAGCGACGCTAGAATACATGAATTACGAAGAAGAAGAAGATTCTCTAATCGTTCTAATGCCTATCGTTCGTGACGCTATGATTCGTCGTACAGCACGTTCCGTAGACAGGGCCTTCTTACTAGGTGCTGGTGCTGGTGCTGATCCAGTTAAGGGTCTAGCTACATATGACGGTACATCCGCTGTAACGGCTGACTCTAGTGCTGGTATGTCCGTAGCTAACCTACGTGCTCTACGTAAGGATCTTGGCGCCCTAGGTCTAGACCCATCTGAAGTAACATTCGTAGTTTCTACAGATGCGTACTTCTCACTACTAGAAGATACAAGCTTCATGACAATGGATAAGGTTGGTCCTTCCGCTACTATTCTAACTGGCCAAATCGGCGTAGTTGGTAATAGCCCAGTACTAGTATCTGCTGAATTCCCAGCAACTGCTGAAGGTACTACAAGTGGTACAACCAACATTGCAGGTATTGCATTCAATACTAGCAACTTTATCGTAGGTAACCAGCGTGGTCTACGTATGGAATCTCAAGATCTAATTGAGACACAGCGTAAGGCTCTAGTTGCTTCTCTACGTACAGGTATGACACAGATCAGCACTTCTGTTGGTCAAGGCGTATCTACCTTCCGTTGGGTTCAGGCTTAATTTAACCTAATGGACGAGAGCTTCGGCTCTCGTCTTTTATATGTGTATTATGTGCACATATAAAAGACATAAAGGAACAGACATGGGATTAGACCTTATTACAAAGGCCGAATATAAGGCCT